GGAAAAACAATGTGTGGTCTGTGGGGCCACTTATGAATCGAAGATGCCCTGGGCAAAGTATTGCTCCAATAGGTGTTCTTGTGCGGCCAAGAAGGCCCGTAACCCTGATAGGTATCGGTCCTATGGTAATGCCTATTACAAGGCTAACAAAGCCTCTGTAAGGGCCTGTAGCCGCAAGTGGAAGAAGGCCAACCTGGATAAGCACAACCTTCATTGTCACAAGTATAGGGTCAAGAAGAGGCAAGGCGATGCACAGGGGTGTTCAGATTGGGCTGATTTGATGGTGAACCCATTGGTAGGCAAGCCTTGTTTTTATTGTGGTGACTTTGAGTCTGGTTATCACATTGATCATCACATCCCTATTTCTAAGGGAGGCCCACATGAGCCTTGGAATTTGAGGGTGGCGTGTCCTAGGTGCAACATGAGCAAGAGTCAGAAGCTGCCCAGGACCACCTTTTGCGAAGAGTTATTTTATGTCTGAAACAAAGAAGCGAACGAGGGGAAGACCTGCCAGGCGCAGGTCCATGCTGGAATCACCTGACCTTAGGTGGAGAGCTGGTAAAGAGCCAAAGATGGCTAAGGTAGTAGACAGGCCTTTCAACAGGAGCCTAATTAAGACCGAGATAGGGTTGGTGAGGGTGAAAGACAATGAGTTGTTCCAAAAGGGCCTGGAGATCCCTGTATGGGTTGAGAAAGGGACTGATAAGCTGATCTGCAAGGGTGTTCCAAAGCAGCTTGATCGTTGGGCATGAAGTGGACTCCGCATCCCATCATCAAGATCCCTTCTAGGGAAGAGGCCGAAGCTCTGAACGATCAGGGGAAGCTTCTTGAGTATTATCAGAAGAGGGAAGAACTGATTGAGCTAGAGGCTGCTGATCCATACACCTATGGAACGGATCATCATAATACCTCTGGAGTCTTTGATCATTGGAAAGATGTTGATGATGCTATCGACAATCCTGACATCGATGTGATTTACATCTTCGGTGGCAATCGTGGTGGCAAGAGTCGTTACCTAGCTTCGAGGATGGTCAGGGCCATGGTGAACAGGCCCAACATGAAGATCTGGTGCTGTCACTCTAGCAATGACTCTAGTATACAGGTTCAGCAGCCCTACATTCACACGTATTTGCCACTACAATGGAAGGAACAGAAGAAGACTGTTCGTTCTGTAGCCAATATCTCTTTCACCCAAAAGAACGGCTTCTCAGGCAGGACTATTGTAGGCCCTAACCACTCTCAGATGTGGTTCAAAAATTACACTCAGGATCTATCCACCCTAGAGGGAACTGAGTTGGACTTGATCTGGTTTGATGAGTTGGTGCCACAAGCCTGGGTAGAAACGCTTAAATACCGCCTTGTCTCTCGCAAGGGGAAGATGTTGATCACGTTTACACCAATCGAGGGGTATTCTACGGCTGTCAAATCGGCCATGGACGGTGCCATGATCGAGGAGACTAGAGAAGCCAAGCTGATTGACCCTAAAAGCCCTGGCACAATCCCTGGAGTCCCTCCTGGTCACATGCCGTATAAGGGGAGGACCAAGAATGGTAGCGGCAAGCTGTTTTGGTTTTTCTCGGAGTGGAACCCGTATACGCCTTTTGACAGGTTACAGAAGACACTGAAAGGAAGGACTAGGGAAGAGCTGGAGATTAGGGCCTATGGCTACGTCTCCAACCCTGTTACGGGCAAGTTCCCTCGGTTCACGGATCGCAACATCATCAAAGCCTCTGATGTTCCCAGGGAAGGCACTAACTACATGGTTTGTGACCCTACACCAGGAGATCGGAATTGGTTCTTTTTGTGGGCTAGGGTCGATGATCTCGGTCGTGTTTTTGTCTACAGGGAGTTCCCTGATTACAAGAACCATGGGGAGTGGGCTGTTCCAAGCAGTAAGCTCGACGGTAAACCTGGACCTGCACAAACAGCAGATTGCGGTCGGAACATTGCTCAGTGGAAACAGTTGATCAGGGAAGTGGAGAAATCTGATGGCGGGATCCATGAGAGATACATCGATCCCAGAGCTGGTAGAACTGCTGTGTTAGGTCAGCGAGAACACAACCAATCGCTGATAGATTTGCTTGCTACACCGGATCGAGGTGCTGGAGGTCAAGTAACTCAAGACGGGTTACATTTTACTCCTGCAAGCATGGCGCATATCGACGAATCAGTTGCACTTGTCAATAATTTGTTTGCCTATAATCTGGCCGAAGAAGTGACGGTTCTTAATGAGCCGAAACTCTATATCTCCGAGGAGTGCGGTAACTTAATTTACAGTCTGAGGACGTGGACTAATGCGGATGGTGACAAAGGGGCTTGTAAGGATCCCTGTGACGCCTTGCGCTACCTGATTTTAATGGACCCAATGTATGTCCCACGTCAGGCCGAATACACATCAGAACCAGGGTCTTACTAGGCCCTAGGTGACAAACACCATGCACAGCAACTACGTTGACGGAGATAAACTCCAAAACACTACGGACCCCAACATCTCCGAGCTTCACAAGGACTTTGTTCGATCTTACAGCGACGAGCGGATCACCTACCGAGTCAGAGAGAGTGATGAAACACGATTCTCCACTTGGAATGGACAGAGCAGGGACGGCAAGAAACACGCAAGAGACTTAGGTCAGCAACCCTTTCCTTGGGAGGGTGCATCTGACACTCGCATCCGTCTGGCAGATGAGGTCTGTTCTTTCATGGTGCAGTTGTCTACCTCCGCTCTCAGCCGTGCTGCTTTGAACGTAGGAGGAGTGGAAGGCAAAGACCATGAAGATGCCAGTGCGGTCGGTGTTTATCTTCGGTGGATGTTGCAGACAGTGTTGCAACCTGACTTTGAGGAAGAATTGGAACTCCACGCAGAATATGCAGCACAATACGGCTGGAGTGTCCTTCACACTACCTGGGATCGCTGCTATGCCCAGGTCCCACAGCAAATATCCCTCGAAGGCCTCGCCCGGTTCATGGGAGGAACCGATAACTCACCAAACATCGAGGCACTCCAGTCGGCTCTCAAAAACGAGAAGGAATACTTGGCTGACCTGTTGGTTGGTAGCAACCCAGGCCTGAAGAGGCAGAAGGCCCTGAAACACATCAACGAGGTCGCGAAGACAGGAAAGACTGTGTTCGACGTGCCTCAGATGACGAAAAATCAACCCAGCATCGTAGCCCTTCGACCTTACTTTGAAATTCTATTCCCCCCTGAAACACAGGATTGGCACAGGGCCAGGGCCATCTTTCGACGCGATTATTACACCTTGGCAGAGATCGAGGAGAAAGCCACTAACGGTGATTGGGATGAAAAGTTTGTTGAAAAGATCAAGCGAACAGCGGGACGGAACACCACCGTGTGGGACACGGGACTTTCGCCAGTAACAGGTAACAGTGAGAAGCTGGATGATCGAAGCAACCTTGTGGAGATTGTTCATGCATACTCAAGGCGAGTTACTGAGAACGGCAACCCTGGAATCTACCAGACTGTGTTCAGCCCTTACATGCACAAGGATGAGAAGGGTGAAGAATGTTTTGCACAGCATGAGCTGGTAACAGAGGCAGGGGACACCTACCCATTTGAGTGTTTTACCCGCGAGAAAACACGCAGATCACCTATTGAATCCAGGGGTGTCAGCGAGATCGTGAAAACATGGCAGGCTGAATATAAGGCCCAGGCTGACCAGGTGTTTGACAGATCTTCTTTTGATACTCTTCCACCTCTCCGCGTCCCATTGCGCTATGGTCAACGCATTAAGATAGGCCCAGGTGTCCAGGTGTCTGAGCAAAGGCCAGGTGACATCTCTTGGATGGATACACCTAAGCGCGGGGCTGACCTTGCGTTCCAGCTCATGGACCAGATCCAAGTGAGAACTGATCGATACTTTGGAAGACCTAATTCCGCTGTGCCTCCTGTAGAAACGCAGCTACGGCAACAAGCCTACGTTCATCGTTGGTTGCGTCACATGTCTACCGTCGTCAACCGCATGTGGGATCTTACCCAAAGATTCGACGATGACGAGAGGTTCGCTGTAGTTACAGGCACTGGTAAGCCTATCCCCAGGGACCCCAATAACTTCAACTTCAACCTGCATTTCGATGTTCGCGAGTTGGACAACGAGTTTGTTGAGAAGAAGCTTCAGGCGATTTCTCAGTTCGTGCTGCCTGAAGACACCATGGGTATCGTGGATCGCACCAAGTTGATTCGCAAAAAGCTCCAAGTAATTGATCCGTCATTGGCTGATGAGCTTGTCATTCAGAACGCAGAGGCTAGTCAGGCAATGTTTGAGGAGGTGAACTCTCAGGTGGCATACATGGCCCTTGGTAACTCGCCTTCCAAACTGGTCGAGAATGACCCAGCGGCTGCTATTAAGATGCAGTTCCTGCAACAGATCATTCAGAACAATCCGAAATACCAACAGCAACTTGAGGCTGACCAACAGTTCCAAGAGCTACTGAAGATGTATTCCCAAAACCTTAACATGAGTGTGATGCAACAACAAAATAAGCAGATCGGACGATTGGGGGTAAATCCAAATGCCTGAACAAGCGTTTGAATACCCAGAGGAATTGTTGAGGGCCTTCTCCCTGCCAGAAGAACACCCTGTCCGACAATCTATCTTCTGGATCTTGGATGAAGCGGCCCAAGCAGATGTTAATCTGATTACATTGCCCGAGGCTAATGACTCAGAGAGGCATTTTTGTGCTGGCAGACTGGCTGCAATTCAAGACCTGCATTCAGAGTTTAAGTCGATCTTTGAATCGGCCAACCGTAGCAACGAAGAAATAGGGGTTGACACCTAAATAAACTTTGCGACGGTTTTTTTGACCTTGTCCGAGGTTAACTATAGGCCCCTGGGGTGCCTTGAACTCCTGACTTCTCGGTAGCTTGCGACCGTTAACAGCATGGACAATCCTGATATTAAGCCGGAGGAAAACCAAGCCTCTGGGGAAGAGACTCCACTTGGTGGCATGGACGCATTGAGGGATGCAATAGCTGCATCACTAACACCTCAAGAAGACGCTCCTACAAACACAGAAGAGACACCCGCACCTGAACCTCCAGACGATGCATTGCAGCAGGTCGAAGAGAGTGTTCAGGAAGAACCGGAAGACCCTCAGAGGGAGACCGGGTGGCAGAAGCGCATTAACAAACTGACCGCTCAGAAACGCGAGTTGGAAGAACAACTCCATGAGATGCGTCAGGAACAATATGAGCTGAAGCAATCCCAGAAACCCAAAGAGGAAAGTAGTATCTCTGAAATGGTATCTCAGGCCGACACCTTCGATGATTTGGAGAGGCTTGAGGATGACGCATTAGCTGCTGAACGATGGGCAAAACGTAGCCTTAGTCGCTACAGGCGTGACCCTGATTCTGTTGAAAAAGAAATCCAACAGAGAGTAGGGGAGAACATGCCTGAAGACGTCGAGGCATGGTTGGAAGACTTGGCACTCAACGCAGAATTTAGCCGCGAGTCAGACATTCCGAAAAGACGAAAGCAAATCGAGCAGCAGGCACGATCTTTTGAATTCGCTGTAACCAAATACCCTTGGTTGCGCGATCCGAAAAACCCAGCAAGGGCGTGGGTGGATCAGGTCAAACAGGCCAACCCTGGAATTAAAAACCTCCAGGATGTGGACCTGTATTTAGCACGGGCCTTGGTCGGCTTCTATGTAGAACAGGAGCAGGCCGCAAAGGGAGCCAAGCAAAGTAGGACCCCAGATCCAACTCCACAACCAGGGAGACCAGCGGCTACCAAGCCTGCTGTCAGCGATTCGGAGCAAAAGATGAAGTCAGCCAGAGACAGGGTTTACAAATCAGGTTCTAGGGATGGTCTGAAAGATTGGATTAGAGCTGCTGCTAAAATCTAAAAACAAAAGGATTATACCATGGCAATGCTGTTTGAAATTAATCAGGTCGCAAAAAGAGAAGACCTTTTAGACCTCATCACGCGAGTCGATGAAAAGGCCACGCCTTTCATGAGTCTCGTCAACAAAGGAACCACCCCGCAGAATACATTTATCTCATGGCCTGTCGATTCGTATGCGGCCCCTGCTCTCGGTGGAACGGTTGATGGCACAGACGTTTCGTCTTATGACAACCACGCTGCTAGTCGTGCGCTGCTGTCCAGCTACCTCCAAACCTTCCGCAAAGCCTATCAGGTTTCGCGTTTGGCTCAGGAAGTGTCTGACGTTGCTGGCCTCGGTTCTGGAAATGAAATTGCAGAAGCTTCTGCTAAGGCTGGCGTCGAGCTGGTCCGCAATATGGAAGCAACCCTGCTTTCTGACCAAGAGCATGATGCCGATGACGGAACCAACCCTTACTTGCTTCGCGGTTTGGGCATCTGGATTCGTGACACTGCGAACATCGCTGCTCAGAGCGGTGGCCACCAAGTGCCTGCTGCCTTCCGTCCTGCGGCCGGCCAGATCAACGGTGACCCCACTGCTGACATTACTGAGTCCGACATTCAGACCATGCTGCAAACCATCTGGTCTGCAACTGGCATGACTGGTGATTACAAGTTGTTTGCCGACGCAACCCTGCGACGCGCATTCACGGACTTCACTCGCACAATTGCAACCGCTGGATACAGCCAACGCAACTTGAACTACGACGGTGACGGCACCCGCATAAGCAACACCACCACCATCTTCGATGGTGACTTTGGTTCTGTTGAAGTGATTGCCGACAACTTCATTGGCTACAACGCTGCTGGCTCCTCTCAGGAGGCTGGTCGCGGATACTTGCTCGACATGGACAAGATTGATCTCCGCGTGAACAAGCAACCAACCATCGAGCGTTTTGAAGACAAAGGTGGCGGCGAACGCTTCCTGATCGAAGGTCGCGCAGCCCTCCAGGTTCGCAACCCCATCGGTCTGGGTCAGTTCAGCCCTGCCCTCTAATAGAATTTGCCCTGGGTAACTGGGGCAAAAACCAACCCTCGGACGCGGGGGGAGCTGAGTGGCTCCCCCCATTTCCGGGGCCAATTTAAAAAACATGTCCGACTACTCAGAACAACTCAGAGACAAACTGGCCAGGGAGCATTACGAAGGCTACCACAAAAGCCATGGTGAAGCTGCTGCTAGACAACGCGAGATTGCTCGTCAAAACCAGAACCGCAAATCGGTTGACGGCATAGGCAGGCCAATCATGGAGGTGGATTCCAAGGTCTACCATGAGTGGACCCGCAAAGAGGGCAAGGAGATTTGGAAAGATCCTTCCTTCCGCAAATACATCTCTGAGAAAAATCCTGAGCTAAAAGTAAAGTCGGGTGGCACTGGGAAGACCCAGGTAGGATATGGCTCATAGCCCTGTCAAATACAGCCAACTGCTTAACCAGGTCCTCAACCTGTCGGGGATCGATAGCACTACTTTGGCGACCATTGAATGGAGGCTCTTCAGAGATCTTGCATCCAGGAGAGTTAAGTTCGCTTGGCAGGCTGCTAAATGGCCAGACGTCTGCGTAACAGAGGAAAGAACTGTGACGCAATCTGGTGGTGTTGAAGGCAACTATGTTGCTCTCAACCAAGATGGCCAGACAGAGATGTCAGAGGTTTTCGCGGTCTGGAACAAATCGCCCAAATCAAACCAAGATAATCAGGACCTCACTTGGTATCTGAGCGAAAACGGAGTTCAGATAGCTGAGTCAAACGCAACAGTGTTTGTGTTGTTCAGAAAACTTCCTCCCACATGGACAGGAGAAAGATATTCTTCGAGTTCTTCATACGTGGCAGGAGACCAGGTGTATGACACAAGCGCGGGAAACTTCTACACCGCGAATCAATCTGTTGCTAGTGGGTCTGACAATAGCCCAACTGCACAGCCTACTTACTGGGACCTAGTGTCTGTCCCAGACATTTTTACCGACTACCTCATCCGCGGAACCTATGCCGATTATTTGCGGCACAATGGAGAGTTGGATAGAGCGAGAGTCGCAGAATCAGACGCCCGAGGAGCATTAGATCATGAGCTATTAAAGCTTCATACCCAGCAGGGTCAAACGACCCGGCTACAGGTAGCGAGTTATTAGTTAGCTCTTTTACTCTAGGTGACAAACACCTAAACTATAAATGCCTGCATTAATAACGGGAGTCGATACTACCGACAAATACAGAACAGTCAGAGTTGGCCAAGATGGAAGCTTGGGATCTGACACCGGACAATACCAATCAGGGGGTGGAACCATCACCGGAAACTTCTCCTGGGTATTTGCACACTCTGGAACCATTTTGAACGTCACAAGCTCAGGCCTTGGTAGCCTTACGGGGGTCAACCTCCAGGCGGGATCTTATTGGAGATGCTGCCGAGCTACGTCCATCACGGTCGTTTCAGGTGAAATCACTGCCTACGATGTATGATCGGCCTAGGCCTAGGGCTACCATCGATTGCCACAACTAGTGGCGATGCTGTTGTTGAGGGAACTTTCCTCATCGATGACGATGGCATGTTCCTGCAAACAGATATTGAAGAATTTTTCTTAACCCTACAGGAAGACGCACCTGACCCAGAATAGACATGGCAACTACACGCATTAAAGATCTGAGCAAGACAGCGACGACACTCGCTGCTGACTCAAACTTCGTTATAGATGGCAGCACTAACGGCACCCAAAAGATCACCACGGGAAATGTTAAGGCTGACATCGCAACCTCTTTTGCAGGCGACCTTTCAACCTACGGAATAGCCACCCTGGGTTCCGACAATAAGCTGAACCCAGACCAGCTCCCAGACAGTGTCACCAACGGAATCAACTTTGTTGGCACTGCTGACAGCGGGTCTGATCTGACCAGCACGACTCAGGGAGACTTCTACATTGTTAATACGGCCTTCACGCATCTTTCTATCAGTTATGCAGTAGGCGACAGTGCAGTGTATAACGGCAGTGCCTACGTCAAGGTCACCCCAGGAACTACTCAGATTGGTGAAGGTGGAACTGGTGCCAGCACCTTGGATGGTGCCAAGGCAAACCTTGAAATCCCAGACGTCGGAACGGCACCCAACGAGGTTCCAATGAACGGGATGCTGGGGTCAATGGCGTTTCAATCAGCTGAGGGCATATCAGTTGGTACGCTTGAGGCTGATGGCAAAACCACACTGACCAACGACCAAGACAATGCGCTTGTCGTCGAGACGACCAACAAAAACCCAATGTATGTCAACGTGGTTGGGTCAGCACCCAACTACTTGTTTGATGTGCGCGACGATGACACCAGTAAGTTTCGGGTAGATGGGTCTGGCCGGGTCGGCATCAACCAGACCTCGCCGGGTTCGCTCATTCACGTCAAAGATAATAGCGATGCGACCAATGACGGTGGCATTCAGATTGAGCGGTCAACGAATTCGGACAAAGCATTTTTTAACATGCGAGGCGGTCGCGTTGGCTTGGGTTCGGCGAGCAGCGTACCAATTCGTTTTTATGTCGGCGGCAATAACAAGTGGACCATAGGGACGGGCGGTGATTTGGTCGCCTCGGCTAGTGGGGTAGGCATAGATTTCGGGGCTACGTCTGACGGCAGCGGCTCAATGAGCAGTGAGGTCCTTGATGACTATGAGGAGGGGACTTGGATACCAGTGTTTGGAGTGACCAGCGGCTCGTTTACAACGATGACGATGGATGTCATATCGGCTCGCTACGTCAAAGTGGGCAACCTAGTTAATTTCATTTGCTATATACGCACCAGTAATGTGAACACAACTGGAACAGGTGGACAGCTAATAGTTAGCGGGTTGCCCTACGCCAACGCTGGTTCCAACAGTTTCGCCGCATGCAGTGTCGGGTATGCTCAAGACTGGGCTAATGCTCCAGCCGCTGGCTACGTTGTTAGTGGCGGATCGTATATATTCCTGACCAAACGAGTTACAGGCATTAACGGCGACTTAAGCGAAATGGTCGCGGGTGACATGACGACTGGAGCAGTTCCTAACGAAAACCAGCTAATGATTAGCGGCATTTACTCCTCATTTTGACAAATTTACCCCAGCCGGACTAGCTGGGACGGACCACAACCAATACCACTATGATTGAGAAAATTACTAGCTGCGACAAAATTGAATTTGTCGCCCCATACAGTGTCCAATGCCGCCAGCGCATCAGCTTGGTGGAGGACGGCAACGAACTCGCCGCAAGCTTTCACCGTTCGGTAATGCACCCAGACTCAGACTGGAGTGAGTGCGAAGCCAACGTGCAAGCCATCTGCAATGCGGTTTTCACTGATGCCGTCAAAGCTGACTGGGCTGACAAGCTCGCCGCTGATGCTGCCGAGCCAGCAACTGAGCCAGAATCAGACGCTGAAACTCCAACCGAGGCATAAGCATGTCGTATTCGGACAACTTCCCAGCCACTAGGCCAGTCTTTATGGCTGACTTTGCTAACGGTGGCAAAATCGACCCGAGGGCTACATTCACTCGCTCCGACACTCCCCCCACCTATGCTGCGCCATCGGCGGTGCATTACTGGTCGAACGAAAAACACCTGAGCAGTGAAAATAGAGTCACCAATAGCAATGACTTAAGCGATTGGGGCCTAGTAGACATAACTCGTACG